TGGGGCCGTGGTGAGCACATTCACCATCGCTTCAGCTCCAAAACCCAGACCACCACTAACGACTAGGACTCGTCCGCATGTTGAACCGCGTGAAAATCAGCGAGAGACCAGCCACACGCACTCGCTTGCCCATCGCCTTTGTCAAAGACGATGGTCTCAACGGCCCACTGATCCAGATCAACGCTTTGTATCGCTGGATATTTGTTTATCTGAACTGAGCGTTTATGCTCATGTTGCAGGTTGCAAAACCATTGACGCATCTCAAGGCTTGACACTCCTTGACAGAAGACGACAACCGCAAAACCACCACACACCGCCCGTGTCCATCCACCACTCCCGCAATGCGCTGGCTGCCTGTCAGTTCCTTGCCACCGTTCATCCGCAATTCCGTTGGAGTCAATGGCGATTCCTTGTGATCGTTGCTGAGAACCCTGGGCTCACCCAGTCCGAAGTTGCCAAACGTCTTGACGTCACCCTTGCTGCCGTCAGCCGTGCCGTTGACACCCTTGGCCCAAAGGGTCGAAAGGATCGCGGCAATGTTGGCCGCAAGTTCGTTCGCACCGAGCGAGACCCTGACGATGAGCGCAACCTCATGCTTTTCATCACACCATCCGGCCTGTCCTTCCTGGAGCAGATCGAGAACCACCTATGGCCTGAACAATGAACAAACCTGAAAGCAACCTCGAAGCGTTCACGATGGCTTGCACATTTGCCATCACTCACACGCTTGATCCACGACTGCCTCGAATCCTTGAACTGGCTGATCGCATTGCAGATGAGCTGACTCAAGAAGAAATCGCAGCCTGCCGTTTAATCGCTGAAGAAATGTCGCTTAATCATTTCAAGGAGGAGCTTCCCAAAACGTCAGAGGGCAGGTCTCTTTTGAAGCAGATCAAGAAAAGCCTGGAGCACCTGGAGCAAAACGAAAAGCAGCCAGGACCTGATCAATGAAATTCAAATCACTCAAAGCTGACAACACCGAAGGGAGCCTGTTCCCAGACGGTCGCTTTTCTGATTGCCTTGTGTTCGGAATGCCTAAGCACTATCACCGCGCACTGTTCCGTCATTGGGTGACAGGAGTGGCGCTGCTTCAAGCTATTGACAACAACAAAGATCACATCAATCCCAAGCTCTGCACTGCCGACTTAATGACAGGAGACATGGGTGACTTTTCAATGGCAGCAGAAGCCTGCCTCAAGGATGAAGACATGCAGTCAATCGTCAGGGAGGTTGCTCAGACGGTAAAGGTTGACCTTGAGCAACTGATTGGTGTGTTGAACCTTGGCCGGGAGGACTGGGAATGACAGTCTTTTATGACCTCAATAAAGAGAAGTGGGTCGCTCAAGTTGGGGGCTTCCCCGACCGACCCAAGAAACGCACACGTTTTGCTGACTCTGAACACGATGCGCTACGTGCAGAGCAACAGCTAAAGATCGAACGCAACCAGCTCAAGGCAGCCCAATCTGCTGATCAGAAGTCAGCCGACCTGGACAGCTACTGCACTGATGCAACTGAGTTCAGCCTGATTTATTGGGTCCGTTACACCACGGAGACCAAGTGGCACGCAGGGGAAGGCACCATGGCTGCCAACGCTTTGCTTGTGGCCAAACGGACTGACCCACAGACTGACATCAGACGGATCGACCTGGAATGGTGCGAGGCGTTTGTCCGCATGTGCCGTGATCAACGCAAGCTCAGTGATCCAACCATTCAGAACCACCTCAACGCTCTGTTTGTGGTGCTCAAGCAGGCCAACAGGAGAGGCGCGATTGATCGTGTCCCACTCCGACCTGAAGGCCTAGAGGAGAGTGTGCCGAGTGACTTCATCCCTGAAGATCAATGGGTTGAGGCCTTGATTGAGGAGCTGGGCAAGCAGACCTATCTCAGGCCACGCAACAGACGATCAGTTCAACTGTTCTGCCAGTTCCTGCGCATGACAGGAGTGCGGACACGCGAAGCGCTCAGGCTCCAATGGTCGGACGTGTCAATGACAAGGCTGACGTTGAAGCTCAAACACCAGCCACGCGCAGGCCAGAAAATCAAAAACAAAAAGACGCATGAGTTACCAATCATGCCTGAACTTGAGTCACTGTTTATTGAACTCAAGAAGCTAAATCCTGAGCGTCCGTTCCCCTTTAACTANCACCTGTGGTGGGAACATTTTGCAGCTGCGCGTGAGNTAGTTGTTTGCAAACTNCGACTGCCTGAAAGTGTGCTCAAGGACTGGACGGGCCATCGATTCAGAGCAATGTGCATCACTGAGCTGGCTGATGCTGGCTGGGAGGCATTTGATATTGCGAGCTGGGCGAATCATTCAGACATCAGAATGAGTCAACGCTATGTGACCAAATCAACCAAGCGATTGGCACGCCTAAGGAATCTCATGCAGTCTCAATCGTTGCAACCATTGCAACAAGTTGCAGTGCAACCGCAACCTGTGCAACCAGCGCCAAACTCCAGTAGCTGACTGCTTTTTTAGCCACCTGCATGATCGAAGGGTGGAAACTGTTAGGCGCTTGACCTGACTCAAACACCAGTCCTGAACTGGCTTTCTCACTGTTGTCTCACTGATATGGACAGTCAACAATCAACCGCAAGCAACGGCCCCGAATCGCAACCTCTTTCCCCTCAGGTTCAGCTTGAGAAATGGTGTCAGCAGATCGGTGGCAGCAGGGCCACGGCAGGCAAGTGGCAGGCCGGTGCTAGTTCATTCTTAGCCGGGCGGTTCGCTGACAGATTTATCCAGGTCTGTTTGAAAGAAGCCAAGGCAAGTCGTACCCGTGCCGCTGTCTATGGCTCCGCCTGGGCGCTGTTGGATAACGATGAGGCAGTCATTCAGGCAGGGCTTGATGCCTTGTTCTATTTGATTGACAATGCTCGGGATGAAACCCGGCTCAGTCGTGTCGCATCAGCGCTAGGGAAGCGCACCGAACTGGTGTTGTTTCTCATGCACCCTGCATGGGGAAAGAGTTGGCACCTGGAAGGGTTGCGCTTGGCCAACGGGAAGAACCTTGGGGTGGCACCTCTCATGCAGAGGTTGAGAGCCAAGAACTTCAAGATTGCAGAGCAGTTCAGGCCGCTGCCTGCTGTTGAACGTCAGGCACTGGGCCGATTGTTCATTGAGATCACCTGGCTGGCCACGGGAATGATCGAAGTGGAGCACCGCACCATCCGTGGTCGGAAGGTGCCCACTCTCCTGATGACAGAGACCTATTGGAAGTTTTTGAGCCGCTGGAAAAACAACCTGCTCTATTTTCGTCCGGCAAAAATGCCGATGATCGAACCACCGAGGGAGTGGACGAGCCAATACAGCGGTGGCTTTCACACCTACAGCACAGCAGCAATCGACATCCCACCTGAGAGATGGAACCACCACACCAGATGGATCAAGGACTGCGTGTTGGGTTCACTCAACGTGCTGCAGAACACGCCGATCAGCTGGAACCACGAAATCATGGAGCTGCAGCGTCAGCTGTGGGAGCTGAACCACGGCGTCGGCAGCCTGCCACCACGGGACCGTGTGCCCTACCCAATCAAGGCTGAGTATTTAGTCGAGAACCACAAAGAAACATCCCTCCAGGATTACTGGGATGACCACTGGAAATGGAAGCAAGACAAGCGGCGCAACGGACAGCGGTCTGACTTCATCCATGGCCGCATCACATACGAGCGGTTGAAGGATGTTCCGCGAATGTTTTTTACCTGGAAGAAAGACAGGCGGGGTCGCAAGTATATGGAAGGCGGCAACACGGGTTACCTGAAGGCTGATACGTGGCGCTCACAGCTGCAATCAGATCATGGTGCCTTGATCAGTGGCAATGAGCAGGAGTTTGCGTGGGCGGTGGGCGATGCCGCTGGCCTGCCCAAAAGCTGGGATGACCGGCTGACGTGGTTCGCCGAGAACGAGCTGCACATCATTGCTGCAGGCCAGGATCCACTCGATCGCCTTGGCTTTTGGGAGAGGGTAAAAGAACCATTCAGGTTCATCAGCCTGTGTCAAGAGTGGGCCAAGTACGAGGCCGACTACACCTACAAAACAAAACTGTTCTTTCAGCTGGATCAAACCTGCTCGGCCTATGGCCATGCAGCTTGTTTAACAAGGGATCAATGGTTAGCTGAACAAACAAATGTTGTCGGCAGTCATTACTCAGACCTGTATCTGGAGATGTTGGCGGCAGTGCTGTCAATGATGCAGAACCCTGAGGCCCATGGTCTTTCAAGCAGCAGAAAGAAACCTCTTGACAGGGAAGCTGATCAGAAGTGCCTGGACTGGTGGTTGGAGCACGGCGTAACACGCAAGCTAGTGAAGGAAGCGTGTATGCCAATCATCTATGGCAGGTCACATCAGACCCTGATGCGTGGCATTCAGGAGTACCTGCGTGATCACCTGTCTGGCTTTATTGATCGTGAGTCAGAGAACCTGAGAGCTGTTGAGCTGTCGGTGTGCCTGGCCAAGTACATCCATCGCGCAGTCAAAGGACTGTTGCCATCTGTTGGTTGCTTGGCTGGCTGGCTCAGAGCAGTGGCCAAGGTGCAGATGGAATGCGGCCATCGCCCTTACTGGCTGACACCTAACGGTCTGTTGGTTGAGAGCTATTCAAGTGAGGCCAACGTCAAGAAGCATCAGCTTGTGTTGAGCGGACGAACGGTGAAGTTTCAGTGCGATGACAGAGAAGGAGCGCCACTGGATAAACGCAAGTCAATGTCAAAACTCGCAGCTGATTACGTGCATTCAATGGATGCCGCCTTCCTTGAACAGTTTGTATGGCATTGGGGTAACACATACAACAAACCCATCATCACAGTGCATGACTGTATGGCAACAACACTGGATAACGTGTCTATGATGCGGACGGAATTGCAAGACCAGTTCAGTCGGTTCTACTCCGTCAGTCACCTGGAGGTTATGCACTACAACCTCGAACGTGAGCTGAACAAATCACTGCCAGCACCACCAGTGCTAGGTGATCTCAAAGTTCAGAAGATAGGGACCAACCCCTTTTTATTTTCCTGATCACTTGCCCACTATCAAGCATTAACTAACCGGCATTCTCACCAGATGTAAGTCCGGCCCAAATCTGCCCCCAAAACTATGGCACTTTACGACGAAGAAACTTCACCAATCGGCACCTACGCCTTCGGCAATATCGTCGGCGCACCTGAACCTGACCTTGGCGACAAGCTTGCTTGGCAGGCTGGACTGAAGCTAGAGAACAGCAAGATCGCTCCACTGCTGGAGGTCATTGATCAAGCCATCAATGAGTACCGCCTGCAGTTCCCTTCCTTCCCAAACGACACCAGCAAACTGCAGCTCCCCTTTGGCCCTGCAATGGATCGCAACCCTGATGATCCTGATGGTGAGAAGATCCAATCTGAAACTGAAACGATCTTCAAGTTCAAGCGCAAGCTTGAGTACACCTCCAAGAAAACTGGCAAGGTCATGCAGCGTTCAGCGCCAACGATCTATGACGCTAGTGGCAAGGTTGTAAACGATCAGATCCAGAACATTGGATGGGGTTCAATTGGCCGCGTCTACTACAAGGCTTTGCCTTACACCTATCTCAAGAAGCCAGGCATCACTCTTGCTCTCGAAGGATTCCAGATCAAAGAATTGAAGGCTGGCGGTGGATCTTCCAGCGGTCCTGTTGCACCCATTGAGGGTGGTGGTTGGGAGGCTCCGCCTTCTAATGCAATCGACATGACTGACACCTCCGGCAACTTCTTCGAGCTGGACGAGTAATGCCCTTCGATAGGTTCAACCGGGCCCACCGGAAACGCGCTAGGCCCGGTCCCTATCGCAGCCAGTTGGAGGAGGACATCGGCGCTGACCTAGTGAAACTGGGTCACGTCGCTGACTACGAACCTGAGAAGTTCGAGTACACAATCCAACGGAAGTACACACCTGACTTTCGGGTGGGTGACTTCTTCATAGAAGTGAAGGGATGGTTCTCAGCAAGTGATCGCTCGAAGTTGCTTGCTGTTCTCAAAGCCAACCCTGATCTTCCACTATTCGTGGCACTTCAAATGCCTAACCAACGGTTGAATGCCAAAAGCAAAACAACCGTTGCTCAATGGTGCACCAAGCACAAGATTCCTTGGTGCCCAACACCTATCCCCGCTGACTTCCTAACCGCATGGGCACAAGGCAAACGACCCACCTTCCGTGTCCGGGACCGGAAGCCGGAGGGTGCGAATCATCAGATGGCGCTCAACTCAACGATGACGGATCAATTCACTGTTACAGCTGCGGCAAACACTTCTGGCCGGAGAAAGAAACCATGAGCACGGTCGGCGACATGCTGGCCAAAATCCAGCAGAACAAAACGGACGTCAAACCCATCCGTCCAATTGTTGAAGCACCGATCCAAGCGATCGATGACTGGGGTATCAGCAAGAGAACTTGCACCCTGTATGGCTACCGCTCCACAGACAAGAACCATTACGCGGACTTCAAAGACAAAGACGGGCAGACCGTTGCTCAACACGTCCGCAGGCTGGAACCCAAAGGGTTCAGTTGGGTGGGCGAACGACCCAAACCGATGCAGTTGTTTGGGCAGAACCTTGGCAATCAAGGCAACTTGATCATCTGCGAAGGTGAAAAAGATTGCCTTTGTGTGCGTGAACTGCTGACCGTCAGGGAATCACAGACCTGGGTTGTGGTCTCTATCCCTGACGGCGTGACATCAGCAGTTCAGTCGATCAAGCCACACCTCAGCTGGGTGCTGGGCTTTGAGTCTGTACGAATCCTGTTCGACACAGACAAGCCTGGAGTCACCAACGCGCAGAAGGTGGCCGAACTGATCGGGCCAAAGGCTCGTATCGTTACTGGCCTCGGCGAGTACAAGGATGCCGCCGACGCATGGCTCGCGGGCGACAAGGCCACCCTGAAGCTCGCGATCGTGCAGGCCAAAAAGCATCGGCCTGATGGTGTCGTGGCTGCTGTTGATCTGATGGAGCAGGTGCTGCACCCGAAGATCCATCGTGGCCATGACTTCCCTTGGAAGGGATGGAACGACTGCACCGAAGGGCTCAAGCCTGGCGAGGTTCACATGATCGCTGGCGGCACGGGGATCGGTAAGTCCCTGTTCAGCCGGAGCATTGGCTTACGTCTCTGCATGACCGGCGTGAGGGTGGCTTACCTCGGCTTTGAGGAGAGCACGAGTTGCACCTACGAAAGGATGATCAGCGAGTGCATGGGTCAGGCCATGTATCGCAGGCCAGAAGAGTGGCGCGTTGAGCACCAGCAGGAGATAAGAGATGCGGCCAAAACATTTGCGCAAAATCTATTTTTAATAGACAAGTTTGGCTCAATTGACTTTGATGTTTTCTTCGCAAATGTCAGGCACTACGTTCTCAGTGAACAGTGCTCAGTCGTTATTCTCGACCACTTCTCCATTATTGCCGATGGCATTGATCTTCGCGCTGACCAGCGTAGGGCTATTGATCAAGCAATTAAAAAGCTCAAAGAGTTGGCGATGGAACTCAACTTCACATTCATCGTCGTCTGTCACATCGCCCGAAACAATAGTGGTAGCACACCTGCGGAAGAGGGTGGCGAACCGCATATTGGACTCCTTAAAGGATCATCATCCTTAGGGCAGATCCCTGATTACATCTGGATGCTCCAACGAAATCCCAACGACAAGGAGAAGAACAATCTGACTCACTGTTGGCTCAAGAAAAACAGAATCAAAGGAGAAGTTGGCATGAAGTGCATGTTGGAGTACAACATCAACACTTGTCAGTTCACTGAAACTCGTGAAGGAGTAGGAGCAATCTAATGAACATCGATGACAAGCGATTATTTGAAGCGATGGGTGAGCGGCTGGCTCATGCCATGCACGAGTTCAACCACAGCAATCACCCTCGCCAGCTGTACTGGAATGGCTACCACCACGCCATTGTTGAACTACAGGAAGACGTGGTGAAACTAATCAAGGAGGCTCAAGCGTGAGCCTTAAAGCAATCCTTGACGGCGACATGTACTGCTATGCCGCAGCAGAGCAGACCGTCTTCACTGTCGTCAAACACGGCGAGATGATCTGTTGTCAGACCGACGTTGCCGAGGCATGGATCAACTACCACAGGCGGACAGACGCACTGGCTGATGCGCTGGACATCGATCCTGAGATCGATCTAATCCACTGCTTCACTAAGAAGGGGATGTTCCGCCGTGACCTAGAGCCCAACTACAAAGCCAACAGAACGCAGCCCAAGCCGCTGGGGTTCAGCGAGCTGAAAGCGAAGTGCGTTGACCTGCCATGGGCAGTAATGCACGAGCAGGTGGAGGCTGATGACTTGATTGGGATCTTCGCCACCCAACTCGCAAGCAAGAAACAAGACATCTGCATCGTCTCCGGCGACAAAGACTTACTTCAAATCCCTGGTTACCACTACTGGCATGAACCCTTCTGGCACTCCAAATCAAAGCAACCCCTCCGCGAATGGCTCACATCATTCGGGATGCAGGAGTTCACACCCAACCTCTTCACCGTCTCCGAGGAGGCAGCCGAACGATTCTTCTACTGCCAGATCCTTGCGGGCGATTCGACAGATGGAATCAGTGGATGCCCAGGCACTGGGATGGTCGGAGCGACGAAGGAGGTCGGGAAGTGGGACATCACGAAGCCTGTGGAATGTTGGGAAAGAGTTGTTCAGCTCTATGCCAAAAAAGGGCTTGGAGAAAGCGAGGCAATCAAGCAGGCTCGATTAGTCAGGATCCTGCGCAATAACGAATACGACCTAACCACATCAACTGTTGAACTATGGACTCCACCCCAATGACACCGACCGAAGAACTGAAGGCGACACTCAAAGACCTCATACCTCAGGAGGCTATTGAGATCCTTGATCGTTTCTTCCCTGAACGCACGCCACCTCTGTGTGACTCGATCGATCAGATTAGGTACGCTTCTGGACAGAGATCTGTCGTCCGCTTCTTAAGGGAGCTTTGATTCATGGTATCTGACAGGGCACGAGCCGCATTACGCAATCCGTCTTATCTACGTGTTGCAAACCTCATCGGTATTAGACAGCTTGATAGTGGCAGCGATGTTGACCAGATTGAAAAATACATCAGAGAGAATGGTGACCCGTATGAGAATGCGCTTGCAGCTGCAAACAGAGCAACTGAACAGGTTCGTGCCAGGTCTATTCAAGATCTCAAAGCTCTAACCACCAGCTTTGAGCAACGCATCGGTCAGATGAATGCTGACTTCAACAGCAGGTACGGCAGTCTTCAAAGCGCCGCTGACGCCAGATACAACGACCTCAACCAGATCCTGCTGCAGCGGACAAACGACTACAACACGCAGCTAGCTGCCAGCCAGGCTGCCTTGGATCAGTCGCAACAGCTTTACGAGGATCAGGTCAAGCTCGCCACCAACCAGGCGAACGCTTTCGTTCCTGAAGCCAACCCAAGCGCTCGAACCGCAACAGCTGGCGACGACAGACAGAACCTGTTCAACAACGTCAGGCAAAGGAGCAAGCAGCTCAGTGACCTGAACCTGCTCTCTGGTGTTGGAGCACAAGGCAATCCCCTCGCTGGTCTGCAAATCGCATGAAGACAGTTACTGCCGCATCACGTTGGAAGAGCCTTGAGCAGCTGCGCTCTACTCCACTGCGTCGCGCCATCGACTGCAGCAAGCTGACGATCCCCTCGTGCATCCCTGAGAGCGATCAGAACTACGGCTCTCTGCCTCAGACCTACAACAAGTTGCCATCTCTCTATCAAGGGGCAGGGGCCAGGGGTGTCAGCAATTTAAGTTCCAAAATCGGGCTTGCTCTTTATCCACCGAACCAACCATTTTTCAAGTTGGTGCTGGACAAGGCGAAGGTGCAGCAGCAGCTCGCACAGATGGGTGATGACGCCAGCGAAATCATCAGCCAGCTAGATCTCAAGCTCGCCAGTTACGAGCGCCAGATCATGCAGAAGCTGGATGAGCTACAGGCCAGACCAGCTATTGCCGAAGCCATCCGCCATCTGGTGATTGGCGGCAACGCCATGCTGCACGTCGGCAAAGACTCGATCCGCATGTTTGGCCTGCGCAGCTATGTGGTCGATCGAGATCCCGAAGGCAACGTCCGAGAGCTTGTCATCCGCGAGCAAGTCAGTCGTGAGTTCCTTCCTATCACCACCAGCAATAAAGAGGAGGGTGCAGAAGAAGAGTTCTGCGATGTCTACACCCACGTCACCATGGATCCTGATGAGGATCGTTGTGAGTGGTATCAGGAATACGACGGTCGCCGCCTTCAGGCGCAGTCAGGTTTCAGCAAGATGGATGCCTGTCCTTATCTGATACTCAGGCTCCATCGCGTGGCCGGTGAAGCATTCGGTAGAGGCATCGTTGAGGAGGCTCTAGGAGATCTTCAGAGCCTTGAGTCACTGAGCCAGGCAATTGTTCAGGGCTCATTGATTGCTGCCAAGGCAGTGGCCCTTGTTAACCCCAACGGTACAACTCGCGCTGATGCAATCAGCCGGGCTGAGAACGGCGCAGTGGTCGCAGGCAATTCAGCCGATGTTGAGTTCCTAACGGTGAATAAGAACTCCGACTTCGCTACTGCACTGCAGACCATGCAGATGATTGAGAAGCGCTTGAACTTTGTCTTCCTGAATAACGAGGCAGCAACAAGAGACGCCTCCAGGGTGACTGCAGAAGAGATCAGATTGATGGCCACCCAACTGGAGAGTGGTTTGTCTGGCACTTACTCAGTGCTGGCGCATGAACTTCAGTTGCCCTTGGTCAAGCGTGTCATGCACATCATGGGCGTTGATGGTGCCTTGCCTGCCATGCCTAAAGGTTTGATTGAACCTGTTGTGCAGACCGGACTAGAAGCAATTGGCAGGGGCAACGACAAGGCGAGGCTTACCAACTTCATCCAAACGATTGGCGCTGCACTGGGGCCTGAAGCACTGATGCAGTACGTGGATCCGTCTGAATTGATCCGTCGATTTGCTGCATCGGATGGCATTGATACTGATGGGTTGGTGAAAACAGATGACGACTTACAGAACGAACAAGCTCAACAACAACAGCTAATGTTGGAGGAGCAACTTGCACAAGGAGCTATTGCTAATGGAGCAACAACAGCAACCCCAGTCCCGCAGGGGCCGTCGCCGCAAGGTGGAGCCGGAAGCCCAGCCGGAGTGCCCGCTGCCCCAGCCGGAATGCCCGCTGCCTAGTTCTAAAAAAGATGATCTGCCTCCAGGCACCAGGCGCAAGAGGCTGCCTAGTGGTGGCTACATGATCATCAAAGACAACTTCAAAAAAGCGAAAGGTAGTTACTGATGACCTATTCAGTTAGTGCCGGATCGGATGGCAGCTTTGAGGAGCAGGCCATTGCAGACGAGGCTGCAAAAGTAGAGGCTGCCAAAGAAGAGCTTGTCGATGAGCGGACAGGCCAAGGTGGTGAGCTGATCATGGGCAAGTACGGCAGTCAGGAAGAACTGATTGCTGCGTTCAAATCTCTTCAGGGTGAATACAGCAGGCTGAAAGGTGGCAACACCGATGAGCCAGCCGCTGAACCTGAAGCGACTGAAGAGCCTCCCGCCGAACCTGAGCCTCAGGCTGAACAACAGCAAGAAGAACCTCAAGGAGTTTCACCCGAGCAGGCCGAGAAAGTTATTCAGGCCGTGTTTGAACAGACGGGTGGCGAGCAGAAGTATCAGGCAATGGCGTCCTGGGCAGCGAAGCAGCTCGACGATCAAGCGATGCTGGCATTCAACGAGGCCATCAACAGCGGTGATGTTGGCCGTGCTGTGTCTGCTGTTAAGTCACTTCAGTACGACTACATGACTCAGACTGGTTATGAGCCACGTCTGATTGGTGGCAGGGCTCCAACGTCTGAAGGGCCGAAGGGGTTCCAAAGCGAAGCGCAGGTTGTAGCTGCAATGAATGACCCTCGTTATCGACAAGGGCCATCACAAGACCCTGCATTTGTGGCTGAGGTAGAGCAACGCCTACTTGCCAGTCCAGGTGTATTCACTAAATAGCGGTTGTGAGATATAACAGAGGCAGATCTGACAAACCATTAGATCTGCTTCTGGCCCTCAAATAGAGACACCTAGTTGCAGAGACTGGCGAGAAACACCATCTCAACGTCAATCAACTGCAAACTCTATTTGTAATCAACAATGGCTGACGCCGTTACTCTGTCACGCTTGGGCCAGATCAATGCGACTGGCGCCTCCTGGGCGAACGACAACGCACTTTTTCTCAAGGTCTTTTCTGGCGAAGTTCTGACCGCCTTCAAGCGGAACTGCATCTTCGGTGACACAACCCTGAAGCGTTCGATCTCATCGGGCCGCTCAGCACAGTTCCCCGTGACTGGCCGTTTTACTGCTACCTCAGTAACACCTGGCGACTTCATTGATGGTCAGGGAAGCATGGCGCAGAACGAGGTAGTCATCCGAATCGATGATTACTTAACGGCTGCGGCAGATATTTTTAGCCTTGACGAGGCTAAGACGCACTTCGACCAGCGAAGCATCTATTCAACTGAACTAGGTGAAGCACTTGCTCGTGCTTACGACAAGCGCATTGCTCGTCTTGTGGCTATCGGTGCTCGTACTTCAACCGGCGACCTGACAGCCAACCTGCCCGCTGGCCTGAGTCCTGACGATCCGTTCCGTACTGGAACTCAGATCGATCTGGACAACGCAGCGGCTACCGCCAATGATTATGTGGCTGCAGTCTTTACTGCTGCTCAGGCATTGGACGAAAAGGATGTCAGTTCAGACAACCGCGTTCTGATCTGTACCCCTGAAATTTTTTATACGCTGATCCAATCGGATCGTGCCGTTAACTTTGACTGGAACCAGCAAGGTACTAACGGTTCGTATAAAGAAGGTCAGATCGTGAAGCTTGCTGGCTTCTCGATTTACAGCTCAAACAACATTGCCCAAGGCAATGCAGCCGCTGACGCTGGCGAGCAGGGATTCGTGTTCAACGGGGCCCAAGTTACTTCTGCAGCAGACATGACTAACACCGGAATGCTTGCGTTCCAACGCAATGCAATTGGTGTTGTCACCCTCAAAGACATTCAGATGTCGATGAGTGGCAATGACTACGAAGTGATGTACAACAGCACCAAAATGAAGGCTCAATATGCCTGCGGTTTTGGTGTCCTTCGGCCCGAATGTTGCGTCGAAGTTGTCAACACTGGCACTTGATTAGCGCTTAGCTGATGACTACTTAGGGGCCTAGTTGGCCCCTTTCTTTTTATTGAGGCAGCCCACCATGGAGATGCTGAAACCAATCACCGAACATCACACGATCATCAGGCCCACGATGGTTCCCACCCTGAAGGAGGAAGGGAATCGTGGAACTGAAGTGATCATGGTGAAGACAGGATTCAACCCAGAACCCGGCCCGGAACCTGAGCCGGAACCCGAGCGCGAACCCATCACCGTGACGATGGGCGCGAAGTGGGCTGACCTCAACAACTACAAGGTTGGTGAGACGGTCTTTGCCGACACCGCTGGATTTGAAGGTGGGCTGGAAGAGACGACAACGTATCGATGGCGAACCCAGACCAGGCCTGCTCCTAATGGCTCTATCACCAACGGTAAATGGACGAACTACACGGACCACGCCGAAGAAGTTTCCATAGTCCTTGAGGAAGCTGGGCAGATCCGCTTTCAGTGCCAGGCCAGAGACACAGGCGTTGACCCTGTTGAACAGGTCAACAGCTTTGCCAGCTGGGAAGACGTTGAGGAATTGCCGCCACCGCCACCACCACCGACGACCATCGGTGACATCACCATCGAGGTGCTTGATTCGGTCTACGACTGGGAGAACCCGACAGCCCTGACGGTGTTGATCAATGATCCGATCAACATCAAGACGACGATCTCCGGTGACGCGAGTCCGACTTACACGTACACGACACGCGATTCAAACATGGTTTACGACATTCAGCCCCCGGAGCCAACACCTGGCCAAGGGAACGGTCCTGACATCGTTTACACCTGCATAAGCGAGGGATTCCACGCTGTGTCGATCAACATCACAGACATCACCGCAACTGATAACGGTGACGCATATCCCGCAGTAACCCTGTATGCGGTTGATGCCAAGACGTGGGCTGAACTTAAGAACAAAAAGGAGAACAACTCATGACCTTTCTCGAAGCAGTCAACACGCTTCTCTCTGTTATCGGAGAGGCCCCTGTCAGCAGCCTGGCTGACACGGAAGGCAACACGATCAGTGATGC